CGATTTGCAGACGGTGTGTTTATAAGTTCTGCGTTGTAACGATAAATCATTGGATAATTTTCAATATCTGCGGTATCGATCCAAATATCACCTGTTACTAGTGCAGTACCATCACTCTGTTCTGTTGGGCGAGTTGCACTTACGATTGGTCCGTTTGGATCACAATCTGCAAAGTCATCGCTGAAGTTTTGATAACCTACCCAAGTATCTCCGTTGTGTATCATTAGATCCACTTCGTCAACAATTGAATTGTACCACAATGCACCGTCGTTTGTTAGTGAAGTAACTTCGTCTTCTGAAGCTGTATAGAACGCAACTTCAGAACCTGCTGAATTTGTTGTTGCTTTCCATAAACTTGCTTGTAACTGTAGAGGTACAGTACTGCCGCTTGTTCCTGGAGCATAGTAGAGGTTTGGTGTTCCGCTGTTAACGCTAGTGAATGCACTAAAGCCCATAGCATTTAGTACAGGACCATCTACTTCGCCGTCTGCTACACCATCTGTTATAAGAATTTCTCCGCCAAGTGCATGTTTAATTACAATTCTGTTAGTACTTGTAACTTCTGCACTAACATTCGGAATTCCTGCGCCTGTTATTGCGCCTGCAACAGTATCTGCATCACTTGCATTGCCTGTTGTTGTAAACAATACACTATATTGTTCGCTTAGTGCCGATACCGCATCATCAGTAGAACGAATGAATATTTCGTAAGTACCAGCAGTTATGCCTGTCGCATCTATAACCGATCCAACCACTTGTGTTGGTGCAACGCCATTTCTTCTATAAACTGTAAATGTTGCAAGCGGTTGTACGTCTCCTGCTACATTGGACTTAATGTACAAGTCACCAACTGCAAGATTTGCTCCGCCGCCTGTTCTATCTAACCAAAACAGTGCTTCTTCATTTGAAGCATAAATTGGTGCATCAATGTTATCCCAAAGCTGAGTAGCATCGTTCCAAACTTTCATTCTCCAACGTGCGCCGTTACCAGGCTCGGTTGTTTTAATCCACACACTGCCAGTTGGGCGAGTAAGTGGGTCATTGGTTTTAAATTCTGGAATTTGTGTATGTCTACTAATTTGCAATGCCGGAGGATAATAAGTACCTGTTGTTAGATTTAGCTCTTCTAGCAAGTCGGTATTCGATCCCGAAATTACAATCTCTCCGCCGGCAGTTGAATCTTCGCTGGCACTAGCAGTACCGTCGCTGTACAATGCTAATCTGCCATCAATAACTTGTGCTGTGATTCCTTGAGGACCGCTGCCGCCGCTAATTGCATCAGCAACATCGGTATATGTATCGGCATCGGCAACAGTAATAGTTGTGCCGTTTATTACGAATGTGCTTGATGTTTGGCTAAATCCACCTTGCGGAAGTGTTCCTGTACCTACTACGGTTGGACGACTTGCAGTCCACTGGTCGCTGCCGACCAGTACCCATGTTCCTGCGTCAATGCCTGCCGCAGTGTTTCCAGCTGAACGATAGAACGTTCTGACTACAGTACTACCAAATACTACCGCGTAATCGCCTACAGAACCTACAGACTGGCGAGGAACCATTCCGTCGGTGCCGTTAACGCCCAGTGTTCCACTGGTCATCTGACTAGAATCTGAAATAACAATAGGAGTTTTATTCGTAAATCTTTGACCGCCACTTGCAATGCTAGCGCCATTCCATTCGAAAATACCAAAGTTAGAAATCTGTGTATCCAACCAGTATGTTCCGTTAGCAGGAGTTGCTGCTGGTGCAGTAGCACTTGCTTCTAACTCTCCAAGGTCAATGTCTGCTCTCACAACCCATGCTCGGTTGCTGATGCCTAAGTACGAGTATGCAGTTTGCAGACCGTATTCATTCAGTTCGCCTCCGTGAATCGGATTGTTGTTGTTGTCAGTGTAAAATAGCGGATCGCCAAATGTATCAGCTAGATCACGCTGTGATGTTAGCAAGTACGGATTACCTGCGTTCTGTTTTAATGTACCTTGTGCAACCCCTGTTCCTGATGAGTTTGATTTGTTCTCAGCAGTGGCAACAAAAATCATTGGTGTTGTGCCTGGTTCTGCTGGCGTGTAAAAACTCTCGTCGATTACAGAGACTTCTACTCCTGGTGATGTCAATGCCATGTTTATTCTCCTATGCGGTAAGTATATTTTCTTACGTTAATGTTATTTAGCTGAGTCAAATAAAAAACCAGGGCAAAACCCTCGAAAAAAGGGACCGAAAAGGTGAGGTTTTTTGTCAGATGCGTAAATACAGCATGAGACCTTTATGTATGTGTGGAATGCGTCCAGCAGCAGTAAACTACAAAAAAGCTGGTAGAACTTATTATCGTAAGAAGTGTGAGTCTTGTCTTCGCAACGGAGGAACAGCTCACAGCATTCCGAAATGGAAGCAGTATGGTTACGAGAAAAAAGATCACTGTGAAAAGTGTGGATACAAAAGTCGCCATCCTGAACAGTTTAATGTGTTTCATGTAGACGGCGACTTAAACAACTGCCGACCCAGTAATCTTAAAACTATATGCGCAAACTGCCAACGTATTCTTCAGAAAGAAGGTGTTCGTTGGCGTCAAGGTGATCTAGTACCAGATTTTTAAAAATAGTCTGCATTAACACATCAACATTTTTTTCTAGTCTTGCAATGTCGCCATTATTGTCGATAGTGTAATCACACATCCATTGCTCAATGCTCATACTACTAGGATCTTCTGTAGGCAAATGATCTGTACGATCTACCCAGATAGCATAGTCGAAAATTTCTTCATTTTGCATTGCAAAAAATTCTCGCTTGTTTCGAAGACCGCAATAGATATCATGTGCTTCAAAAATATTTCTTCCCAGTCTTGCTAGGTCATCGCGACAATAATTATGAATCATATTATACCACTCTGTGCGATGATTGTGCCTATCTGCGTAGCACTCTTCTTCGTCGGTGTAACCGTATTTGTCTTTAAGCTCGTCAAATATAAAAAGTTTACTACAAAATTTTGAACTGGATTCGAAGCTGAAATTATATTTGCTTCTTAGAATGTCACAAACTGTGTCTTTGCCATGACGTCCATGACCCACTATTAATAACTTTGGTAAATGCATTATAGAACTCCATTGTTCTATATATTATACACAAATTCCGAACAGTTGTCAAGCAAAATTAGCCAATTGTAAAGCCGTATCCGACGCCGCCTGCAACCTGTGTTGAAACCTGTTCTTCTAGTTTGTCCATTTCATTTTGTGCTTCTGCTTTGAGTGCATCGCCGTTCAGTGTTGATCCGCCTTGTGGCCCTGCAATAGTTGCAAATTTACTACGTGCTTCACCTAGCATGTATTTGCAAGCAGCAAGGGTATAGTCCTTGATCCATTCGCGTGCCAGATAGTCATCCAGTAGTTGTTCGTCTGGACGATAATTATACGCATAGAGCATAAGTGTTTCTTCTGCTCTAGGACGCTGAAGCACAGTTAATTTTTTGGTTGTGGTGTTCCATTTAAATTCTATAAATGTTCCAAACATACGCCCGACTAGCTCTTGGTATTGTGTAAAGTAATCATATGTTGCCAAGCCACCCATTTTAGATGAACTCAGCAGATATGCATTGGTATAAGCCAAGTTAAACGGATCAAACAAGCTGCCGCCGCCAGATTGACCACTAGCAAATAGTTTAATTCCCACAGTGTCATCAACATTTAGTACACTGTTAAATGTTATAGAGCGAGTTTCGCTGTTTGTAACAAAGTCAGTTCTGGATTCACCGTTCACAGTTACCACAACATTATCTACAATGTCAAGATTATAGTTAACTTCAAATGTTCTGTTTTTCGTAGCTGTTGCAATATATGAAGTAGAAAAAAGAGGTCCGGCTGTTGTTCCTGTACTAGCTCGTGAGCCAATACTTCTGCGAAAAATCTGTCTTACTTCTATTACTTCTTTTGGCAGAATATACTCGTTCTGATCTATTATGGTTGGCAGAAACAAGTATGATTCTTCCACCGAATTATCACTGCGCTGTCTAAATTTGCCCAGTGCTTTGGTTATCGCTGTTTCGTAGTGGATTGGATCCAGTTCTACGTCTACCATGCCGCCGCCTAGCATTGCATTGACATAATCATAAATTACTTGTTTTTTAGTTACTAAGTCTGACATTTAGAAGTTCTCCGTACAGTATTTATCGAATAAATATGTATATGCCAAGATTAAGTTTATACAAACCAGAAAAAGGAAAAGACTACTCTTTCATTGATAGACAGATTAATGAAATGTTCACTGTGGGTGGAACAGACTTTCTGATTCACAAGTACATAGGCACAGATGACGGAGAAGTAGTCAAAGACGAAACACAAATACAGGATCTACTGTTTTTAGAAAATAGGGATCGAAAATACGACACTGACATTTACACCATCCGCGGCATTTACAATGTCACAGACAACGACTTTAACCTAAGTCAGTTTGGTATATTTTTAGAAAACGATACACTGTTTCTAACAGTACACATCAACAGCAGTGTTAAAACATTAGGCAGAAAGATACTAAGCGGCGACGTAATAGAACTGCCGCACATGCGGGATGAGTATGCTCTTAACGATTTGTCAGTTGCACTTAAAAGGTTTTATGTAGTTGAAGACGTTAATCGAGCCAGCGAAGGATTTAGTCCCACTTGGTATCCACACCTGTATCGTGTAAAAGTAAAACAAATTATTGACAGTCAAGAATTTAAAGATATATTGGACAAACCTGCTAGCGAAGACGATCCTGCGGGCAATAGTTTAAGAGATTTGATTAGCACATATCAGAAAGAACTTTCAATCAATGACGCAGTTATAGCAGAAGCAGAATCAGATGCTGCTCTTTCAGGTTACGAAACCAGTCATTACTACAGTGTGCAAGTTAACTCCACAGAGCAAGGTAGTGATGTTGAGATTGTACAAACTGATTCAGGTGCAGAAACTGCTCCTCCTGCAAAGAGTGGCTACAGTGGATATCTAGTTACCAACATTGATTACGATAACGATACGTTTATTAATGGTGCTAGCTTCGGACACGGCATAAAATTTCCTGAAGTTCCAGAATCAGGAGACTACTTTTTGCGCACTGATTTTATGCCCAAGAGAATGTTTAGATATGACGGATCTAAATGGGTTAAAGTACAAGACGATGTGAGAATGACACTGAATAACTCCGACGACAGAATGCATCAAAAAGGCACGTTCATTAATAATACTGACAGATATGTATACAATGACAGAGGTGCAAATGGTTTGGTTAGGCTCACAGAAGGCGACACTGAATTTACAACTAATATAGATTATCCTGTCAGCAATGGTTTGTATCTTGTCCTAAAATATGAAACTGTTGAATTTTCGTATGTAGTAGCAGATAATCCAGGTTTAATTAGCGACAGCGGTGGCAAAGTAAAAGTTACATTGCCGAGCGGCGAAACAATTCCGTATACTGCGCAATGGAGTGTATCGTTCTATGCTAACAGAGATGCAGAACGTCAAAGTCTATCTAAAGTACTAAGAGCGAAGGCAGATAATTAATGGAACATTTTTACGACGGACAAATTCGAAGATACTTAAATCAGCTTATAAGAATGATGAGCGGATTCAAGTATAAAACAGGTTCTGGAGAATTTGTTACTATTCCGGTTATGTACGGAGATATTTCTAGACAAGCAGCAAACATAATTAGAGAAAATTCCGAAAACAAAATAGCCAACGCACCTAGAATGGGTCTGTATGTAACCGAATTAGAACTAGATCGTAACAGACTGGCAGATAGCAGTTACACCAGCAAGGTCAACATAAGAGAACGTGCATACGATTCTGCCGGACAAGAGTATCTCAACACTGATGGTAGAAATTATACAGTAGAACGGCTTATGCCTACTCCTTACAGCTTAACAGTGAGCGTTGATATATGGTCATCTAGCACCGATCAAAAATTGCAGATACTTGAACAAATTTTTATGTTGTTTAATCCTAGTTTGGAAATACAGACCACAGACAATTATCTAGACTGGACCAGTTTAAGTGTAGTCGAGCTTGAAGGAATTACATGGAGTTCGAGAAGTATACCTGCAGGAACTGAAAGCGAAATAGATGTTGCTACACTAACTTTTAAAACTCCTATTTTTATTAGTCCGCCAGCAAAGGTTAAACGACTGGGCGTTGTTACTGACATTATATCTAGAATTGCAGGTAGTACTGACGACTTAGTTTCTGAAGGAGTTGGCACAGGCGAACCGGGGGATCCGATTGGAATCGATACAGGCGGTGACGTA